TGGGGCGGCTGTTGGAGGCGCACGGGGTGCGCTGGGCGCGATTGCCGCTCAAGCCTGCGGCGGCGGCCCCCGCGCCCCCTGTGGGGTTATACGTGGCGGCTGGCTCGCATCCGCGGCTGCTGCGCGGGTTCGATGGCACGCCGTGGGCTGGGCAGCGATGGGCCTCGGCGCTGGCGCAGTTGCCGGGCGCGGCGGGCGGGCGCGAGGCGCCGGCGGTGCATATCGGCGGTTCGAAAATGCGCACGTGCTGGGTGAGCCGGGAGACGCTGGACCGGCTGACGGGCGACGACTGACGCGCCGGTGTGACGGTGTGACATGCCGTGTGACTTTTTAGCGTTGATATTGCTCAAAGTCACACGGTCACACCGGCACACCGGGTTTCCCTTATGTGTGTGTGTGCGCGCGCGCATGTATGAGGATTGATGGTGTTCCGGTGTGACTGTGTGACATTGAAGGAAATCAGTATGTTAGACGGACACCAGCAGGAACACGGGAACACCGGGCCGAATATGCCGAATGCCATTGACGGCGGCGAGGCATCGGGCGTAATGGTCGGGCGTTCCGCTCCCGGTGCGAGTCGCCCGGAGTGCGTGAGCTATCCAGACATCGACGGTCTATTCAAACCCGCAACGGAAAAGCGCGGGGGCGCGCGGGCCGGATCAGGGCCGAAGCCGCGGCCGCCTTCGGTGGCGGTGGTGGCGCCGTCCGCGGGTGGGCCGCGGTGGTATTGCGTCGAGGCGCACGCGCGGGCCGAGGCATTCGCGGTAGGCCAGATGATCGCCCAGGGGTTCCAGGCGTTCGTGCCGCTGCACCTCGTGCAGGCGCGGACCAGGCCGGGCGAGGCTCGGCAGATGCGGCAGGCGCCGGCTTTCCCGGGGTATGTGCTGTGCGAGTTCGACGCGCGTGTTGATCCGTGGCGGCGTCTGGCTTCGGCGCGTGGCGTCAAGCGGCTGATGGGGTGGGATGCCGAGCGGCCAGCGCCGCTGCCTATCGGCGAGGCGGCCTGGATCATCGCCCAGTTCGGGCCGGCCGGCGTGCAGCTGATCCCGTCGCCTGTCCCGCCGGCTGGGGCAGAGCCGTTGGCCCTGGGCCAGTGGGTGCGGATCGTCGCGGGGCCGTTCCGTGGGTACGAGGGCCGGGTGCGGTCGAGCGATGGCCGCGAGGTGGCGCTGGTGGTCGCGGGTGTCGTGATGCGGATGGTGCAGGCGGCGGTTGAGGTGTCCGCGTGAAATCGCGGGTCCTCCCTGGCCCAAACTCTATGCGGGCAGGCAGTGCGCGCAAGATCGCTAGTCCGTTCACTTTCAAACGCTGAACATGATGAACCTCTTGAACATGCCGAATAGCGAAACTGAACACGGCCTGACCCAGCGTGAGGCTGCCGCTCGCCTCAAGGTTTCGGTCGGCACCATCAACCGCCGGGTCCGGGACGGGGACCTGGCCCTTCTGCCCAACGGCAGGATCGACGCCGCCGGCCTTTCTGACACGTCGAACATCGCTGCCGAAATCGCACATGGCGCCCCCCGCAACTCGATCGGCCGCACCGCATCCCAGGCACGAGCCGAGCGCGATCAGGTCCTCGCCCGCATGGCCGGCCTCGACTACGCCGAGCGCGTTGGCCAGCTCGCCGCCACGGCCGATGTCGAAGCGGAGCAGACCACCATTGCCCGCCGCTTCCGTGATGGCCTGCTGTCCATACCAGCTCACCTGGCCCCCTCGCTAATCAACCTCCCCGATCCGCGCCAGATCGAGACCGCGCTCCGGCGCGCCTTCACCCAGTTCCTCGACGGCCAGGCTGCCGCCCTTCATGACGAGCCCGCTCCCCCCTGACATCGCGCGCGACCTTGCCCCTGCATTCGCCATCGTGCGGGCTGCATGGACCCGCGGCCTCGCCCCCGACCCCGAGCGCACCGTCGACCAGTGGGCCGATGCTGAGCGAATTGTCGCAGCCGAATCAGGCAGCCCATGGCCCGGCAAATGGACTACAGCCCGTGTCCCCTACATGCGCGAGCCAATGCAGAAGATGTCGCTCAGCGACCCCTGCCGCCGTGTCACGCTGAAGAAATCGGCGCAGACCAGTGGCTCGGAAGCCGGCCTGAATCTGCTCGGCCAGATCATGGCTGAAACACCCTGCCCCGTGCTGGTCATGCTCCCCAGCAACGACGAAGGCGGCGACTACAACCGGCTCAAGCTTCAGCCGATGATCGACGCCACCCCTGCAGTGGCCGCCCGCGTCCGCGGCATCGTCAGCCGCTCGGCGACCAGCTCGACGACCACCTTCAAAATGTTCGCCGGCGGCTACTTGCAGATCCTGGGCGCAAACTCCTCGAAAAACCTCCAGATGCGCACCGCCCGCGTGTTGCTGAACGAGGAAATCAGCGAATTCCCCTGGGACGTCGACGGCCGCGGCGACCCGCTGGTGCTCGCCGAAGAACGCCTGCAGATGTACACCGGCCGCGAAAAGATCGTGGACGTCTCCACCCCCGGCCTCGAAGGCAAGTGCCGCGTCTCCAGCCTCTACGCGCGCAGCTCCGGCGGCCGGTTCATGGTCCCATGCCCGCATTGCAACGCCCGCCAGGTGCTAGAATTCAACAGCCTGCGCTGGGACATCGAGAAGGGCATCGCCGAATACGTCTGCACCGCCAATGGCTGCATCATCGAAGGCCACCACAAGCCCGGCATGATCGCTGACGGCACGTGGTCGCATGACCGTCCCGAGCTGCTCGACATCCACGCCGGCTACCACATCAACGCGCTCTACAGCCCGGTGCTCACCTGGCTCGACGTCGCCAAGTCCTTTGAGGATGCTCGCGCCGCCGGCAACCTGAAGGTCTTCACCCAGCAGAAGCTGGGCCTGGAATTCAAGGAACAGGGCGAGGCCCCCGACCACGCCCGCCTGCACGCCACCCGCGAGCGCGACCGCGAGCTTCGCCGCCTGCCCCCGGAAGTCCTCTGGCTCACCGGCGCCGCCGACGTCCAGGGCGACCGCATTGAGTGGGACGTCTACGCCTGGGGCCCCGGCCTCACCTGCTGGCTGGTCGACACCGGCATCATCATCGGCCAGCCCACCGACGACGCCACATGGCGCCAGCTCACCGAGGTCGCGGAGCGCCGCTACACCGACACCCGCGGCCGCACCTGGCCGATAGACGCCTTCGGGTGCGACTCCGGCTACATGAGCCAAGCCGTCTATCGCTGGACGATGAACGACCCCGCCCCCACCGGCCGCCGATTTGCCCTCGATGGCCAGGGCAAGCCGGCCCTGCCGGCCCTCGGCACCGGCAAGAAAATCGATGTCGACTATGCCGGCCGCAAACTTGGCGCGGTCATCCTTTGGCCGGTCGGAACCCACAGCCTGAAACTGGCCCACTACGCCGCGATCCGCCGCACCCTGGCCGGCCCATTGCCCGACGGCACCATGCCGCGCGGCCTGCTGCACCTGCCCGGCTTGGTTGATGAGGAATACTGCCGCCAGCTCACCGCCGAATTTCTCTACCAGCCGGCCAAGGGCCGCCCTGAATGGCGCGTGATCACGGGCACCCGCAACGAACGGCTGGACACGGCAGTCTATGCCCGCGCCTTGGCCCACCACCTGACCGACAGCCTCACCCCGGCCGACTGGCAGAACCTCGCCGCCAGCCGCGCGCTCGACCCCGCCGCCAGCCAGGCCGACCTCGCCGCCTACTGGTCGGAGCGGTTCGGCACGGATGAACGGCCGGCTCCGCGCCGCCCGGCTTCCCCAACGCCCGCCGTCGCCGCCGCGGCAATGCACCAGGGCCGCACCGTCGCCGGCACCGGCCGCCGCCTCGCCTGATCCACACGCAAGGAATTTCCCGTGGCCACCTACACCGAGCAACTCGCGCAGGTTGAGACGGCGATCGCCCGGGCCGAGCTGGGCCAGGAGGTGGCTGGCGCCGATGGCCGCCGCATCCGCCGCGGCGATTTGGCCACGCTGTACGCCGAACGCCGCCGCCTCACCGCGCTCGCCGCCCGCGAAGCCGTCAGCCGCACCGGTCCATCGATCAGCCGCGGCGCCGCCGGATGAACCTGGTGGACCGCGCCATCGCCTATGTGTCGCCGCGTTTGGGCGCCCAGCGCGCTCGCGACCGGCTGCACCTCACCGCCGCCTCCGGCTACGACGCCGCCCGGCGTGAGCTGTCGGCCATGCGCAACTTCTCCGCCCGTGGCCAGACCGCCGACGCCGACACGCTGCCGAACCTCGGCGAAATCCGCGCCCGCTCGCGCGCCATGTTGATGAACGCTCCGCTCGCCGCCGGTGCGGTCAATACTGTCGTCACCAACGTCGTCGGCACCGGCCTGCGCTTCTCGCCCCAGGCACGCGGCACCGACCTCGCCGCCCTGGCCGGAGTCACGCCCGCGCAAGTGCTTGCATTTGAGCAGGGGGCCGAGCGCGAATGGCGCCTGTTCCAACGCGCGGAGCATTGCGACGCCGCTGGCCAAACGGGCTTTGCCGCGATGCAGGAGTTGGCCTTCCGCGCGGTGCTCGCCAGCGGCGACTGCCTTGCCTTGATGGTGCAGGCGCCGCGCGGCGCGCCGTTTGATTTCGCACTGCAGCTCGTCGAAGCCGACCGCCTGAGCAACCCGCAATTCAAGGCTGACAGCGAGACGCTGGCGGGTGGAGTGGAGTTCAACGCCGCCGGCCGCCCGGTCGCCTACCACGTCGCCGAGATGGAGCGCACCACATCGGTGCAGCGAAGCTGGCGCCGCCTGCCGGCCACTGCGCCGGACGGCTCGCCCCGCGTGCTGCACCTGCTGCACCGCCAGCGCATCGGCCAGTCTCGCGGCGTGCCCTACCTGGCGCCGGTCATGGCCACCTTGAAGCAGATCGACCGATACACCGAAGCCGAAGTGACCGCGGCCGTCCTGAACGCCTGCATCGCCATCATCGGCGAGTCGCCCACCGGCGACAGCCCGTTGAAGGCCGAGGCCGTGGCGGCCGGCGCCGGCACCTCCAGCGCCCCGGGCTTTCGCCGCGCCGAGATTAACTACGAACCCGGCATGACTCTGGAAGGCTTCTTGCCCGGCGAGTCGCTGAAAAGTTTTAGCCCCGACCGCCCCAGCAGCGGCTTCGACGCCTTTGT